ACCCATCTTGATAGAGCACTCCATGTTGCTCCTGCCATCTTTCTTTTTACTATCTCTTCTTTTGCCTCTTCTGGTATGACGAATGTTGTCATGCTATTCTCCTCTTAATCCTTTGGAACCCTCCTGTTTGGTGGATTCCTATACCCATTAGGGTCAGGTCTTGGGCTTCTTTTAGTCCCATATTGTTTTTCTAATGACTTTTTATAGTTTCCTAAAAAAGGCATATTATTTAGTTTATCATCTTTTTTGTCTTTCGACCAATCAGTTTCCATTTTTTCAACTTCTTGTGTAGATTGAGTCGTAAATTTTATACCATATTTATCAGGATTATCAAAAATATCTTGATTTAATGCATCCATAGTTTCTATATCTTTTTTATATCTTCTTTGCATATCAGTCATGCCGTCTTCTTTTTTTAGTTCTTTACGAACATCATTAATTAGTGAGACAACATATTGACTTAATTGATCTGTTTTCTTTAATCCAAAAGCTCTATCCTCTGCGTTTCGTTCTCTAGCTTCCATAAAAGATTCCATGTCTCTTTCTTCTAAAGATGTTTTCACACTATCATCTGGTGTTAGTCCACCAGTTCTTCCTAAATCAAACTTAGGTTTATCTTTACTTTTCATTGTGCCTGCCCCAGTTACAACTGGTTGCTGTATACCAACACCCATGTTAGCTGGCTTATCCTTAGTTATAACTTTAGGCGGTGCTTTTTTTTGTAAATTTATATACTTAATTAGATCTAATGTTTTTTCTTGTGTTTCTTGTAACCACTTATCTAATTTATCTGGACCACTTGCTTTCTTTTTCTTTTTTTCGTTTTCTTTTATTTTTTCTTTTTCAGATAATTTCTTCTTTTTCTTTTTAGACTTTGTACCGCTGTATGTTTCAGTAAATATTCCGGGGTCAGATGACACAGCAACTATATCTCCCGCACCTGAAGTAGCCCCTCCAAAATCTTTATATAGTTTTTCTACCTTAGAGTCTTCTTTTTTATCAGCTTCCATTAAATGACCTAATCTAGCTTTAAGATGTGATAAAGCTTTTGATGAGTCTTTTGCATTTATAGCATTTGTTGCTTCTTTTTCGTGATGTTTACTTGCACTACGATGGTAAGAAGCCCCTGTCTTTTTAGGATGGTGTATAGCTTTGACACCATTTTCATAATAATAAACTACAGATCCGTCAGGACGGGTCTCTCTGTGATCATAAGAATGATCTGCATATTCATCTGGTTCGTTAGGTGACTTAGGTGATGCTGATTTTGGTAAAGTTTTATACTTAGTGTCCTTTGGGTTAAACTTCATTTTAGCCATTAGTCATCATCCTCATCGTCATCATGGCGTTCTACGTTAACAGCTTTTGGTTTAGATGTTCCATCTCCTGTTTCAGCTGTGTATGCATCACTAAAGTATTTCTTACCCCCAGCTTCAGAGAACACTGGATTACCAAAATATGCTTTTTCTATTTTATCAACTCCAGTCCCTGATAAGTTTCCTACATATTCTTCACCATTGTTAGAAAACCATACTTGATTACCGTCAGGTGATACTTGTTTAATAATAGGGAACTGGTATCCTTGATCAGATAAACTATCAATCCAAGTAGATGTGGCTACACCTTTCCTTAAATCTGGATTTTTTATGTTCTTTGATTCTATATTAGCAAATCTAGGATAAGGCATATTAGCATTTTCTGCTCCTTTTTCTAATGAGTTCTCTACAGGTACTTCTGCAGATCCTTCTTCACTCTCTTCTTCAGGCACGGTGCCTTCTTCATCTACTGGAACATCACCCTCGCCCTCGCCTTCTTCTGGAACATCGCCTTGTGCAGCTTGTTGTTCTGCTTGTTGGGCTTGCATTTCCATTTGTGCTTCTGCCTGTGCAGCTTGCATTTCAGCTTGTTCAAGTGCTAATGCTTGTTGTTCACCCTGTAACTTAGCAGTAGGGACTGGTTGACCACTAACAATAAAGTCAAGTTCATCTACTTTAAGGTTGTTACCAGCAAGATTAACATCAAAACCCATCCCTAACATTTGAGCTGCGATTGCTGCTCTTTGTTGTGATTGAGCAATTCTAGTAGCCTCTGCTTTTTCTTCAGGGTTAGGTAATACTATTTTCCAATCTGTAATACCGAAGTTATCTAATATAGCAGGAAATACTTTTTCCATTATTTGTCGCTGATCTCTTTCAACAACTCTACCCATCACAGTTAATTGCGATGTTTGTTGTGTCAAACCACCAAATGAATCAGGAGCACCCTGCCACATTGGAGCTACACCCCATATAGCAGATACTCTTTCTCGTATCTCCGCTCTCACAGGTAAGTAATCCATCTCTTGTAATGTATGGAATAGTCTTACCATGTCAACTCTACCTCTATTTGTTCTAGAAGATACAGCAATCATAGGTATGTAGTTAGGGTCTTGCCTTGTTTTTGCAGCAAGTGCTTCACGTTCTCTCTTTAAACTTTCTGGATCATCTGTAGTTACCATAACCATAGATGCAGGCATTTTTCTTTCAAAGAAATACCTGTATAAGTTCCTGTCCATACCAATCAAGGTTAGAGCTTTTTCAAATATTGTTAAAATAGGTGACCAACCATATGTTTCAGTTGGATTAAATTTAGATAAATGCACAACTTCAGTGTCTAAAAAGTAATGTACCTCTGTTCTATATAGATATCGGTACATTGCAGGTTGTAGTTTTTGTTTACAATCTTCTTCAGGACATTCTTCTGGAGATTCTTTTATCTGTTCTCTGTGTAGTGGGCAAAAGAAATGAGAGTTTTTAGGTAAACCTGTTTCATCTAAGTCATATTCTATAAGAGCAGGGTTTATTCTTCTAATTTCGGTAACTCTTGATCTTAATCCCCCATCGCCTGTGTCATAATATTCTTTTGAAAAGTACAAGAATGCGTCATCAACTGTGTTTAAGTCCCAATGAAACTGCCTCAATACCTCTTCTAATCCCTGATCAAATACATTACAGTCATCCATAAACTCTTTTAGTCTATCTAATTGGCTTTCATCTGGATCTTCAACTAAAGGTTCAAATTGAATACCTCTTCTAAACACCTCACCTGTTATATGTAATATAGGTGCACGTAGTTCTTCAGCAGTATACGCTACAGTTTGTAAATCTTGTATTAGTTGTTTTCTATATGCAAGTTGATTTCTTACATAAGTGTTTACTATGTAATCAACACCGAATGTTGGTCCACTACCTGTATCCCCAGCGGCTTTGCTTAATTGCATCATGTCCCCAAACATGTCTATCTGAGAACCAAGTTTTCCCATGGACTTAGCCATTTCAGGAACTTCTGGAAGATAATCTCCTAATTTCATATACCCTATTCCTTAGTTATTTCAACACTATCTATAGCTACTATCTTCGCTATCGTGTCTATTGCATGTTGTTTTAACCCCGCCTTTTCTTCGTGTGTAACTTCAACTGCAGGCGTGGTCTCAATTTGTATTCGTAGTCTATCGTTTTCTTCTTTTAACTCAGCTACTTGGTCAGCTAAAGCATCATTTTCCATTAAGGCAGCATTTTGCAACACCCCTAATCTTGTTGCTTCTCTAACTAAAGCTAGAAAACTACCTTCAGATAAGACTGTAACTGCTTCACTAGCATCATCTATCTCATCTTCAGGATCTAATTTAGTTAAATCCTCATGCCAAGTATCGAGTATTCTCCAAGTACCAGCATTATCTTTTTGTGCGACATACTGTTCTTGTCTGTCTCTTAACATATTACCTATAGGCATATCTTTTCTCCTACTATTATTATACTATTTTTTGCTAAAACTGTGAATTTATGCTATGTGACAAGCACTCCAACCACATGTTTTACATGTTTTACAACCAGACTCCATTACTATGTTAGGTTCTACACAACAGTCTGCTTCTTCTATTTCTTGAAAGAAATTAAGTTGTTCTTCTGTCTCAGGGACATTTGTCTCCTCTGATTTGTGTGCAGTTACTAATACTTCTTTATCTCTACTACCTGCTCTGTAAACTGTAATTCCTTTACATTTTGTTTTCCAAGCTAGCATGTAAGTTGTATACACATCTTCTATTGTAGCATCATTTGCAAAGTTTATCGTCTTAGATATCCCAGAGTCACAGTGTTC